TTACATCTGGAGTTCATATTTTCTTACCTATAATTATACCATTTCAGTGCTCAAAAGTCACGTTAATTTGACAGGTAGGCGTATACTGAGGATATGAAACGAACAATACTATTCACGGCTCTAGCTGTCATCTTAATGAGTGGAGCGGCCCTAGCAGCGGCTATCTTCGACGCGACCACTCCTCAAGGAGAGGCAAACTGGTCAAAGATAAGTGGCGGAGTACCCTTTTCTGTTGATACCCTTCACCAATTGAGCGAGCAAGGGCTGCTCAAACCTGGAGACGAAGGCTACGTTACGCCGTAAACTTAATTTTCTTCGGAGTAGAGCTGCGTAATTTAGCGACTTTTATACTCTTCGGCTTGCTAGTTTTGAGTTTTGGCGGTGCCTTTAGCGACAGCTTTTTGATGCGTATCGTAGGGGGTTTAACTGTTGCGGTCTTCGAACTCGAGCGTCCCTTTGAAGAACTACCCTTAGAAATCTTCATCTTCTTCGCTTTTGCTACTTTAACTTTCGGAAACTTGGAACGGCTAATAAGGCCTGCGTCGAGTAGCTTCTTATCTAGTTCACGTAGTTTGGCTTGTTTATCTGGTGATGCACTGGCGTAGTAAGCCTTAAACTCGGTTGAATTGAGATTATATGCATCGGTGACATCTCTCCCGTAGGTGCTCAGGATTTGGACTTTTTTAATCTTGTGTGTTTCCTTAAGGGCAGTAGCAGGCGTAATTTTGCCTGCGGCGAGTTGCTGCTGGACACGGGCGGTTTCGCGCTGTACATACTTCTGGGGATTGTTGGTAGCCACATTCGAACGGGCTTTGGCGGTCATGTCGTTCCAAGCTTGTTGTCGGTCAGGGTTAAGAGCTTTTGCTTCGCGTTTGGTGTAACCGCCAGTTGTCTTATTCGAACCACCAGGCTCAGCCTGTTGTTTAGCTTCTTTCTTGGGTTGACCATTAAGCGAATACGGGCCGAATACCGCGCCCTTAACGTAGTTCCTCGGGGTTTTTTCAACAGCGTACTTTTTATTCCCCTTTTGGACTTCACCCTTATTAACGGCATTGATTCCTGTCACAGTTTTCTTTGCCTGGACGAATCCAGGGACGAAAGCAGAACCCGCATCTTTGCCAAGTTTACTAAGGGATTTTGCATCATGCTTTGTGATGACATTCGGGATATCTCCGGCTACTTTCATAGCAGGTGTTTGGCCGATTTGAGGGGTCGGGAGCATGTCTTTCGGTCGGTAGCCCAGAGCTTTGCCTACAGTCAAGAAGACGACGGCGGACGCGCCCGTAAAGCGGAGGAGCTTTGCGTATTCTTTATTCTTGGCTAGCTCAGCTAAAAACTCTATTTGCTTGACGTTGTAGGTCTGGAACTGTGTTAAGAGTTTGGCTAGGTCTGATTGTAAGGCTACAGGTGTGTCTACTTTACCGAAGGTAAATTGTGTTTTCCTAGCCACGTCTATACCTTCTTGGACGGCTTCTTCTAGGCTCTTGCCCTCGTTCAGAGCTTTGGCCTTAGCACCATAATATGCTGCGCCACGGTTTACCCGCTCAGCGGCTTCGAAGAATGTAAACAATCCTTTGTCCAGTTTTTGTAGGCCCTGCTTAAAAGCGCTAATTGTCTGGTCTTCGACGAATGAATTGTCTAAAACACCGACGTTCTGGAGTTCGCTATCACGTTCAGCGATTGCCTTGAGTGCTTTGGTGTAGCCTACGCCAGTCCAGCGAGAACCTAGCTCGGCAAAGGTGTTAACACCCTGCGTTAAGTTCCGAACTGCTGAGCCAATGTTGAGCCCGAGGGCGCTGCGGTAGGTTGCTTGGCGGATTCCTTGGCTAATGCGAGCAAATGGCCGTTGACCTAAGCGATAACCTATAGGTGTTTGCTTTATGGAGGTGTCTATTAGGCTATCGAGGGTGGTAGGTCGCATGTTGATACGGTCTCCATACGCTTTGACATAATTCCAGCTGTGGAGGTCAAGGCCTTGGGCGGCATTGGTAAGTTGCTCAAGAGCGGGGTCGAAGTTAGCCTTTCGCACTCCGCGTTTCACGTATGCTTGGAGCGCTAAGTAAGCATCTTCTTTATATCCTTGAGCGCCTAAGCGTTGCTGGGTGAACGGGTCATAAACTGAGCCAGGTACTTTATCGGCTATCAACTTCTCGAGTTCAGGGTCAAACTCTTTCATAATCAGCTTATCTTCGAAGATGTGGGTGATGTAGTTGGTGACTCGCTTATCTTTGGGCAAGCCTAGGCGGTCGGCCCACTGCGACAGGTATGCTTTCATCTCTTTAGCTACTTTTAGCTCTTCACCTTGAAGTTTTGCTCCCTTTTGACCATCAAGCCATTTAAAAATACGCTCGCTTGCCCCCTGCTCAGGCGTGCGGGCCATCCAGCTCTTGATACGGTCAATTTCCTTTGGAAGTTCAGACTTATAAGCATGGTCGGCTTTGCGGAGTGCTTTTGCTTCATTGCCTAAACCTATCTTTTGGAGGACTTTTTCAGGGGTGCGTAAGTAGTCATGAAGACCTACTTTAGCTTTGACGTTAAGATTTTTTCCTTTGATATCTTCATGGAATTGTGGTATATCTTTGGTTAATGACTTACCGACACTACGCGGCTGATTTGTGGAAGAAACGGGGAGACCCCGGGGTTCAGGCTGGGTTCGTGGTGTTTCTGCTATTTTTGCTGGGCGCTTGGGCGACAGCTCACGGCTGGCTGTAGCCATCTGCTTGTCTGATAACCCTAATGCCTTGCCTATCTCTTCGGGACTCGCCAAGTCTTTATTTGGTGTAGAGAGAGCCTTTCCTGAGAGCTGAGAGCGTTTTACTGGTATCTTAGCTTCTGCATGGGCTTGGTTGTAGATGTCGGTTAGTTGCTGCTTGGTGGCTACGTTCTTAGGGTCTAACGCGATTATCTCTCTTGCGCCACCCCCGTTTGGCAGATGGCTACTTACGCCACCTATACCGTTGCTCTTAAGGAAGTTCACTAGTTCTGGGTTAGCTTCTAATTGAGCAGCGCTCAGACCTGTGTCATTTGTCAGCATATTACGAGTTTTACCTGACAGATTATTAAAATAAGGAGATTGAGTAAGTTTGTTCAGTGCATTTCGGTCATATGCATCTAGTATTTGACCGCTAACATGAGCCGGATATACAGTTCCGGTAGGTGAATCGGATAGTTCACCAAGACCGCCAGCACCTCTAGTTTTTGCATAAGCACTGGCAGCTGATTCATCTGGTGATAGATATATAAGATTGCGCTTTTCATTCAATCCAGTTTTAGAGCCAGGAGTAAGTGACGTTAGCTTGTCATTAGTTGAACCGTGATAAGCGTTTACTTTGCTATTCGCAAATTCATCAGCACTCTTATACTTCAGGGCTTCTTGCTTGAGGGCTGCTAGGGGGTCTATACTGCTGTTAGATGAAACTTTGGAATTTGTTTTTAGATTTGGTCTTTTGGGTAACTCTCCAGGTAATGAAAACTTATTATCTGGTAAAGAAGGAAGTTCTGACGGCGTATTGGACGCTCCAGGAACTTTTGCGTAGCCACCCTGACTAATCTGTTTGAGGGTGTCGTTCTTAGCTTTTAGGGTCTCTTTATATGCTCTTGCGTTTGCCTGAATGGTGCGCTTATCCGCGCCGTTGGCTACTAGTTGGTCACGGGCTTTGTTTAAGTCGTTGAGATGTTGGTCATAAGCTTTAATTGCTGGGTGGCGTGACGCTGGCCCTTTAAAGCCCAGGAAGCCGCCTTCATCAGCATGGACATTTTTAAGGCCATCTAGAGCTTTGAGTAACCCAGGTGTTACTGTATGGAGTGCGTCAGGAACTACTTTGTTAGCAGCTTTAGCAGCGCCTCCGGTGACAGGCAGTATCATAGCGCCTTGCCCCAGAGCATCAGCTACAGCCAGTCCGATACGAGCAGGTTGCGATAAGTTAGAATGGGTGTCGTAGTTGTTTTTGACGTTCTTCTCGACGTTTTGAACGGGTGTATCACCAAAGATTTGTTTCTCGATATAACTATCAGGGTGGTAGGTGTGCTGCTTAAAACGGAGTGAATCAATCCCCTCTATAGCGGGACGTGTAATAAACTGTTGAGCTGTTTCTTTAACTTGTTGGGCGGCGGCTGCAGGCACCGCCAGTTTTTTCTGTAAGTCATGCTTTATCTGGTCTGCAAGTGCGGGATGGTACACGTCACCTGTCAGTCCTGTACGGCCGAAAGTATGGGTATTCGAAGGCAGGTTAGCTAGTCGTGGCGGTTGAGCCACAGTGACATTTGTAATCTTTTGCTGTGGCGGTGAGATGGTATTGATGAGGTGCTGGGTAGCTGCCGGTTTAACTTGTAATGGCTGTTGCATAGCCTGCTGAAGAGCAGCAACATTAACCCGTGGTTGCGGACGGGGTACAGGCTGAGCTGTAGGATGGCTCCAGCTATTAGAATTACCAATAGAGAGCGCCGCCTTAAGTCGGTCGAATAAGTTCGCCACGACTTCCCTCCTACGCTGCGCCTTGGCCGTTACCACCTAGGAGATTTTGGAAATAGTTTTGCCAGTAGTCTTGAGCATTCTGGTCTGTGAGTTGAGACTGAGTTATTAACCCTTGCGCGATTGCCTTCTTTGCGAACAATGGAGCTGAGCTAGTGACAAGCTTCTGGAGCATGGATGCGAGTGAAGCCGTCCCCTGGTCTTTGACTGGTGTGATACTATTTAGGCCATTAATGAAGTCGGCGTTTGTTCCTAGGCCTGCTTTAGTAGTGTTGGCGCTGTTAATAGCCCCATCTAGCTGGCTTTGTAGACCAACCAGGCCGTTCAAATCGTAATCGCCGAGATGCTCTAACGCACTAGAAAAAGCGTTCTTGTTTGCGCCAAATGAAGCTTTTGAAGTAGCTGCATAGTTGCCAAGTTGTGCTAGGGTGTTTTGGCGACTCTTGCCAATATTACCGATAGACTCGTTGAGAGTATTTGCTGCTTGGTCTTGGGCGTCTTGTGCAAATGAGCTTGAGCCGAGGCCGCGAGCACCATACATATACGTGCTTTGTTTCTGGGTATTGCCAAACTGGTTTTGGAGGTCGTTTAATTGCTGGTCGTAGTCTGAATTCGCGCTGTTAACACGTTCTTTAACAATGTTGTCCACATTTCCGAACAGCCCGTCGTAGATACTGTTGAGCTGATTGATACGGTCACGGACACTCTGTTGGTATGGAGATAAGTCTTGAGCCGCACCGCCTGCTCCTCCTGCTCCTCCTGCTCCACCGCTGCCTCCAGAACCACCCGAACCACCGCTGCCATCACCAAGATAATCGCCAAATCCGTAATTTTGTATAGTCTGTGGTGAATATGGAACGAATGAACCAGAATTAGCTACATTGTTAGAGAAATTTAGATAGTCTTGGTTCCAAGGCAGTGATTGACCTGTTAATGGGTCGGTAGGTAATGCTGGTTTTTTTGGTGTTGGTTTTGGAGCACTCTTGTTCTTGCTTGACAGCGAGTGCAGGAAATCGAAGAAGGCCATTAGATGTAATCCTTGAGAAATTAATCATCTTGATTACATCGTTTCGTTACCATTATTATATCACATCTGGGCTGGATAATCTAGCTGATTCTGTAGGCGCTTGGGAAGACAAAGTGACTGTACTCGCGGTGGGTAAACTCTAGTCCGAGGACAACGAACGTTTCATTACTTCTCGAGTTACTTATCTTGACCTTAATCGTTCGACTTTTAGCGCTCAGTTTAATGCGGTAAGGAATGTTATTGGTTAAGACAGTGGCTGAATTTGAACTCAGTGTGCCGCCGAAATCCCCTCCACCAAACTGATATGAACCGATGCCACCCGTGGACGAGCTGTTAACCGTCACGCTCTTTGCAATGGTGCCGTTGTCGGTATACACCGTGATATCTACGTTACCAACGAGCTGTCGGAAGAGAATCGTAACGTCAATCCAGCGCTTATAGGTCGAGAAGTCGCCGAGGTCATAAGCTTTTGATGTCCACTGGGCGGAAATGGCAGAGCCGTCTGCTGAGTAGTTCGAAGACATCACATATACTTTGGCACTCGTAGATGACGTAAAGTACACAGACTCGTTATTTGAGCTATCGACATATAGCGTCATGGCTTCAGGGGCGATATGGGTGAGCTTGCTCCAGGCCTGGAAGCGGCGGTCATATGCTAACGTGACGTTATTGGCCGAGACACCACCCGAGGGGATACCCAGGTAGTAGACGTACTTATTAAAGAGTGCCGTAGCAAGGGTAAAGTTAGTCGGGTTTATCGTTTCGATAGTGGGGTGGACACGGGCTGTCAGCTCATTCGTACGGATAGTGTTGAAGTAGTTTGGTTCGTTACCGAGCACATAGACGCCGTTACGTGTTAAGAAGAAGACGTCGTTATCGATATTATCAACCGAGCGGTGCGAGACACAGCCGTAGCCTTTTGAAACTGCTGCAACAACTGGCGTTCCGGTCGAGTCGAAGGTTAGCTGGAAGATGGCCCGTTCCTTAAAGATAATCAGAGCGTCCTGGAACTTAGCGAGGGCTGTAATCTTGTCGCCGTCGTTTTTGTTGATGTCCACGAATGCTGCTGTTGTGGTTGTTGTAAAGTCCGTTGCGCCTGGTACTTCGGTGGTATTGTTTAGGGTAGAATCGGTGCTTTTTCGAGTGAATGCGGCCGTATCAGTGCTAGCGGATATATAAAGACGGTTCTCCTGAGTAGCCACACCTGCACAAACATGAAAGCCGTTGTAGTAGATAGAGAATTTCCCTTTAGGTAGTGTGCCTGGGCGCGAGAGAGTACGGCCAGTCGCAAGTTTCGCCCCGCCATTCACGCCGTCCCAGACATACATTGAGCCACCTGCCTGCGTCATATTAATCTGAGCAGATGAATCAAAACTTGCTCCGCTAATAGTCGTCCAGGTTGAGCCGTTGAGGTACTTCAGCGCTGTGCCGTCTACAGTAAGCAGGTCACGATTTCCGGCTGCGGCATCATTGTAGAAGCCCAAGCCCCGAGGATTATTTGATAAGGTGTTGCCTGCCTGCGTAAAGCCGTAAGCTTTTGCTGGTGCGCCTGATTCGACGAATTGAATGTTCTCAAGGTCAGACGCCTCGCGGTCATCAATCAGGTTGTCAGACAGTGCGTTATTAAGTCCCTTACCAGGATTTAGCACTGAGAACTTAGAGTACGGCCGCCGCCCGCCTCGCCTTGGAGGAAGGGCTTTCATCAAGACACTCCTGGCCAGGTTTCAACATCTCCAATAAATGTGCCTGCAGCTTCCTCGGCTGAAAGAGCTCGTTGCTGGTCACGATTACGGTTGTATTGGGCAATTACTTCATCAAGTTCGTTTTGGAATAAAGCTTCTTGTTGAGAGACATCTGCTTGCGGGTCTTCAGCCATGCGGTAGTAGACGAGTGCTCCCTGGGCAAGACACATCGGGCTTGGAAATGGCGTACCTATGGAGCCATTGATAGTCGGAGCAACGCCTTCGCCGCGTACCGTAAGTACCTGAGAACCCGTTTCACTCGTACTAATGGTGTAAGTTCCCGAGCCTTCGTACCCTGTCAAAGCATACCGATAGTCGCCTGAGCCGTAGTTATCGAGGTCAGTAATGGCTACTTGGGTGTATATAAGGTCGTTATTCGTGCCAGTTACTACTTCACGTACATCTACAATGCCGTCCTGGTGGATGGTAGATGGGATTGTACCTGCTCCGCTTGTTACCGTTAACGTGGCAGTTACTTGGTGCATTGGGAAGTTATGAGCGCGGTACACTCGCTCTAAGGTACGTTGTATGTAGCGTTGACGGTCTTCAATGCCGGACGTAGGGACAGTGCTTTCACCAAGGAGAAAGCTCATATCTTGTAGTACGTCTGTTTGTGTCGTGTAAGCCATGTCTATATCCTGCTTAGGTGGTTAAACTGTTGAACATCTTGCATTTGAATCGGAACAGCTTTGTAAGCTGCGGGTGTCCACCCCTTTGAAAACGGATATTTCT